CCGCATGGCGAAACTGCTGGCGGCAACCAAAGGCGTGAAATCTGAAGCGGCCATGCTGGCTAAACATCAGTACCCTGACGACATCAAACTTCAGAGTGTGATGAAAGATCTGATTGCGGCGGGTTCTACCTCGGATCCAAACTGGGCCGGAAACCTTGTCACCGTTCAGGATTATACCGCTGACTTCATCGACTTCCTTCGTCCACAGACCATCATCGGTCGCTTTGGTGCGAACGGCATTCCCGGCCTGACCCGCATTCCGTTCAACGTGCGTATCAAAGGGCAGACATCCGGCGGTGCGGCGAACTGGGTCGGTGAAGGTAAGGCGAAACCGCTGACCAGCTTCGACTTCAGCCAGATCACGCTGGGCTTCACCAAAGTCGCCGCGATTGCTGTTCTGACCGACGAAGTGATCCGCCTGTCTACCCCATCAGCCGATTCACTGGTTCGTCAGTCTCTGGCCGATGCGGTGATTGAACGTCTTGACCGTGACTTTATCGATCCGACCAAAACCGCTGTTGATGGCGTGTCACCGGCATCTGTTACCAGTGGCGCGGCGTCTGCTGCATCTACCGGCGTTCCCGATCAGGATGCGAACATTGCGCTGTCAACCTTCATTGAAGCGAACCTGTCACCGTCTGGCGCGGTCTGGCTGATGTCCAGCACCACCGCACTGACGCTGTCACAGCGTAAAAACGCGCTGGGTCAACGTGAATACCCAGACATGACCATGTTCGGCGGCACCTTTAACGGTCTGCCTGTGCTGGTTTCTCAATATATCGATGATTCACTGATTCTGGTGGATGCACCGAACATCTATCTGGCTGATGATGGTGGTGTTGCGATCGACATTTCAACTGAAGCGTCTCTTGAAATGCAGACCACGCCAACCCACGATTCTATCACCCCAACACCGATTGAGCTGGTGAGCATGTTCCAGACAAACAGTGTGGCGGTCCGTGCTGAGCGCTGGATCAACTGGGCGCGTCGTCGTGATGCGGCGGTGTCTGTTGTGACTGGCGTTGATTACAGCGTGACAGCGGGTAGCTAAGGAGAAAGGGCGGGGGCAATCCCCGCCTTCATTTATGATTCAGGTCCGGTATATCAAAACCACACACGACAGTTTCGCAGGTGAAAAGAAATTCATTCGTGGCGATCATGCCCTGATCCTACAGATGGCCGGGTTTGTTGAAATTATTCCGTCTGTGGAAAAGCAGGTGAAGCGACGGAAAAAAAAGACGGATTAGTCTTTCAGAGGTTTTTCGATGTTCAATTTCCTTCGCCGAAAACCCAAACAAGAAAATAAACAGCTCCATTCGATCAATTCTGGTGCGTGGAGTCGGGTTCTTGAACCCTTCTCTGGGGCATGGCAACGGAACATCGAAGTTCGGTTAGATAGCGTCCTGGCCTATCCGGCTATTTTTAGTTGTATTTCACTCATTTCGTCTGACATCGCAAAAATGCCAATGGCCGTTAAGCGCCGTCAGAGTAATGGGGTCTGGGTTAAAGTGAATAACCCGGTCTTATCACCCCTGCTTGTAAAACCGAATTTCTATCAAACCCCGATGCAGTTCTTTGAACTGTGGATGATTTCCAAACTCGCACATGGGAACGCCTATATCCTGAAGCTTCGTGATGAAGCGGACCGCGTTCGCCAGTTGCGTGTTCTGGATCCACGTCGCGTGATCCCGTATATCAGCGATGACGGGGAAATTTTTTATTCGATTCTGACCGATGAACTTAACGGTCTGCCCGGTGGGTTATATGTTCCCGCGCGGGAACTGATCCACGACAGGTTTAACACATTCTTTCATCCGCTCTGTGGCTTATCCCCGGTGTATGCCTCAGGACTCGCGGCGGTGGGTGGCGAAGCCATGCTTCGCAATTCTGCCCACACGTTTAAAAATGGCGGCAAGCCGGGTGGGATCATTACCGTTCCCGGTTCCGTCGATGCGGTGAAAGCCGCTGAAATCCGCGATAACTGGAACACGGGTTATACAGGTGAGAATGCCGGTAAAACCGCGTTACTGGCTGACGGGGCATCCTTTGTCGCCGTGTCGCAGACCGCCACAGATTCCCAGCTGGTTGAACAGCTCAATATGTCGAATCAGCTGGTCGCGTCCACCTTTCGTGTCCCACTTTATAAAATCGACACGGGACAAACCCCGTCCTATAACAACATTGAAGCACTGGAACAGGCGTATTATTCCCAGTGCCTTCAGGTTCACATGACGGCGATCGAAGGGCTGATTGCGGACAGTTTCGATCTGGATAATCAGACATGCGCCGAATTCGACCACAGTCGGCTTCTGCGAATGGACACCGCCGCCCGTTATAAATCGTATGGCGACGGGATCGGGGCCGGATTCCTTGCACCGAACGAAGCACGCATTAAAGAAAACATGCAGCCTGTTGAAGGCGGTGATACACCTTACCTTCAGCAACAGAACTACTCGCTCGAAGCACTCGCCAAACGTGATGCACAGGACGATCCGTTTTCGACGTCAACACCCACCCCTTCACCGTCAGATAATGACGAAACGCAACCTGAAGCGGCTAACGATCCGAATCAGCCGCCTTCACAGGATGATGCGCGATTCTTTGAATTTCTCCTGAATGTCCCTCATCCTAATCTTGGAATAGATATGATTAGTGAACGCGAAGCAGGCTTTGCAGAATTGATCAGACAGTCCATTGAACAAAAGCTGAATGACGCTCGCGAAGAAATTCGTAAAGAATTTGAAGACCAGCTGTCTGAAAAAGAAAATCTGTTTGATGCGGAGCTGGAAACGTTGCGCGAAGAGGATGATAAACAAAAACGCTTCTTCGAAAAGTGTATTCAGGACCAGTTCGATATCGAAACACTCAAGGACCGGATCAGCGATCTGGAAAAATCTTCCGTCGATGAATCGGCGATTGCGTCGATGGTTTATGCCCAGATTGAACTTCCAGAACCGCCAGCGTTACCGGATATTCCCGCGCTGGTGAAAGAGGCCGTCAGTCAGATAACGCTTCCACAACCTGAACCGCTTCCTGATATTGGTGAAATGGTGGTGAATGCAGTAATGAAGGCAAAGGAATCTGATCCCACCGTCACTGATATCATGAAAATGGTGGATGATGCGGTGAGTCAGATTGAGATCCCCAAACCTGAACCCGTCATTCCGCCTGACATTGACGCCATTATGAATGAAGTGGTGGCAAATCTGGTGTTACCGCAACCTGAACCGTTACCGGATATCAAGGCGATGGTGGAAGATGCCGTGTTACGCATCCCGATCCCCGAACCTCAACCGTTACCGGATATCGCGAAAATGGTGGAAGAGGCGGTTTCCCGAATCGAACTCCCTCAGCCGGAACCGATGCCTGATGTCTATGGCATTGTGAAAGATGCGTTCAGTAAACTGGAATTTCCGAAGCCGCAGCCGTTACCGGATTTCGCGTCCATCATTAAAACGGCGGTTTCGACGATTGAGTTCCCCAAACCGGAACCGTTACCCGATATCCGGGAAATGGTGAACAACGCGGTCGCGGAAATCCACATTCCCGAACCTGACCTCAAGCAGCTGGTGGACGCGGCGATCCGATCCATGCCCGACCCGGAACCGTTGCCGGATGTGGAGGGGATGATTCAGAAAGCCATTGCTGACATCCGCATTCCTGAACCGGAACCGATGCCGGATATTCAGGACATGGTGACGGAATCCGTGAAAAGTGCCATCGGACAGATCACGTTACCGCAACCTGAACCCTTACCGGATATCGTGGGAATGATTCAGAAAGCGATAAGTGATATCGCTCTTCCAGAACCGGAACCGTTACCTGACGTAAACCAGCTGGTGTCAGACGCGGTTCAGAAAGCGGTGAGTCAGATTGAGGTTCCAAAACCTGAACCGCTTCCTGATTTTGAATTGCTGATCCAGAAAGCGGTGAATGGCATTCCGACGCCGGAACCTGAACCCGTTCCTGATGTTTACCCGATGATTCTGGATGCGGTGTCTGATGCGGTGAAAGGCATTGTGATCCCACAACCGGAACCGTTGCCTGACATTCAGCAACTGGTGAAGGATGCGGTGGCAAACATTGAGATCCCCGAACCGAAAGACCCCGAACCGTTACCGGATATCGCCATGATGCTTGAACGCGCCGTGTCCGAATATCCGATGCCCGAACCCGAACCGTTACCTGACATTGAACAAATGGTGAAAAACGCAATCGCCCAGATTGAGATCCCCGAACCGAAAGAACCTGAACCGTTGCCGGATATTGCCGCGCTGGTGGCGGGTGCTGTGGCGGGAATTCAGTTCCCTGATCCAGAACCTGTCACGTTGCCCGATTTCGAAAAAATGATTTCGGATGCAGTGACGAAAGCCGTTTCAGCCATTCCCATTCCCGAACCCGGAAAAGGGGAAGACGGCAAAGACGGTCTTCAGATAGAGGTCTTACCCGACATCGATGTGAATAAAAGTTACACACGCGGCACCTATGCCATTCACAACGGCGGGTTATGGCGCGCCTATCAGAAAACCGCCGGACTGAGCGGGTTTGAATGCGTCGTTAACGGACTGAATGACATTGATGTGTCGGTGAAAGACGATCGTCACTTTACTGTCACGCTCAGCAAGTCCAACGGCGAAACCGAAACCCGTTCGTTCGATGTACCGGTGATGATTTACCGGGATGTGTATCAGACAGGACGCAAATATTACCCAGGCGACTGTGTGACGTTTGCGGGTTCGGTGTGGCACTGCTTCGAGGAAACGTCCGATCGACCTAATGAGGCTGGGTCAGCCGGATGGAAACTCGCCGTGAAGCGGGGCCGTGATGGAAGGAGTCGGGAATGATCGCCTTCGTGACGCTGGAAGAAGCGAAAGCGCATCTTCGCATCGATACGGACGCCGGGGATGATGAACTTCAGCAAAAAATCTATTCCGCCAGCGCGTCAGTGCTCGATTACATCCAGAGTTCGCGGGATGTGATCGTGAACGATGACGGTGACGTGATAGAAGGCACCAATGAACTCGATCGGGTGAAAATGGCCACGCTTTTACTGGTGGGCATCCTCGATCGTGTCAGGAACGGGGAAGAGGAAACCACCTATCATCAGGGTTATCTTCCTTTCACCGTGACCAGTCTGATTTATTCCTTACGCAAACCCACCATTATTTAAGGAGGGGTCATGGCTTGTTCTGGATGCGCGGCGCGCCGTGCCTGGTTAAAGAAAATGGCCCGATTAGCCTATGAACGAACCTTTGGACGAAAG